GTACAACATCAAATACAGGTGATATTACATTTACTGCAGCAGGAGGTGACTGGGGTACAATTACTCACATTGGTATTCATGATGCTTCATCAGGTGGTAACCTATTATGGCATGGTGTTATGACAGCCTCTAAAACAGTAGCAGACGGAGATACATTACAGTTTTCAACTGGTAACATTGATCTTACTATAGCGTAAGGATAGTCAATGGCAGTTCAAGGCTTTTATCGTAATACTGAAAATGGTGATCTTCGTATATCAGAAGATGGAGCCTCACGAGTATCTGCCGATTATCAAATTATCCCTGCAGGTATAAGAACCAGTGAAGCAGGTGATACTAGAGTTACAGAAGATGGAATCATTAGGACGACATTTGGTTTTGAATTACCAGATGCAAGTCTTCAAGCTACAGGTAGTGTAACCAGTACAATTAATATCAGTACCTTTGCATCTGCTAGTTTAGCAGGTCAAGGTTCTAAACTTACTGCAGGTGAAGGAACATTTGTAGATCAAGCTAGCATGGCTGCTGAAGGAACAATGGCAGCTAATGGTTTAGTCTTAGTATTAGCTGAAGCTCCTATGGCAGCTACAGGTACTATGACTTCCGATTCATTACGAACATGTTTTGGTGAATCACCTTTAAGTGCTACAGGTTCTAAAGCAGCCGTAGGACTTAAAACATTATTCGGTAGTATTACATCAGGTACAGATGAAGTAACACGTATTACTGAAGCAGGAGATATTCGTGTACTAGAAAATGGTACTGATACTAGAACAGCTATAGCAGCTTATGGTAATATTGTATTTGCTACTATAGTAGGTAATCCAAGTAAAACATTCTTTAGTTCTCAGCCGTATTACAAAGATGCAGGAACTTGGAAAACATTTATTCCAAATGTAAAATGGAATGGAGCTTGGACTCAAAATTTAAAAATCTATAAACACACTAACGGAGCTTGGAAGAGGAGTTATTAAACTATGGCAAACATTAAAATATCAGACTTAACAGCAGCATCAACAGCAGCAGATGCTAACGAGTTTGAGATAAACGAAGCAGGTACCAGTAAAAAAGTTACTGGCTCACAAATTAAAGCATTTGTTAATGCAGATGATGGAGCACTAGCTTCATTAGATACTGTTGATACAGCACAAATAGATGATGGTGCTATTACAACAGCTAAGCTAAATGCTGATGCAGTAGACGGAACAAAAATTGCAGATGATGCTATTGACAGTGAACATTATGCAGCAGGTTCTATTGATGCAGAACATATTGCAGACTCTGCAGTAACTGCTCCTAAAGTAGCAGGAACTAATGGAACTTCAGGACAAGTTTTACAATCTGATGGTGATGGTACAATGTCTTTTGTAACATTAGCAGCAGCAGGTGGTTTTTCTAATATGGATGTATTCACCTCACCAGGTACATGGACTAATCCAGGTAACGTAGAGAAAGTTAAAGTTACTGTTGTTGCAGGTGGTGGTGGATGGGCAGGACATCCAGGAAATTGGCCCATAAATTATTCAGGTCAAACAGGTGGAACATCATCTTTTGGTGCATATTGTTCAGCTACAGGAGGTACTGGTGGACGAATTATTACTCCTCCACAGGCTAGCACTTCTACATCTAATGGTTATGGTGGACTAGGTAGTGGAGGACAGCTTAATATGAGAGGCGGAGCTGCTATTATGGGTCCTGCTGAAATGCAAGCTAACTATCCAACAGGAGCTAAAGGTGGTGGTAATGCTATAGGAGGTTCTTCATACTTAAGTGGTGGTGGTTTTGCTGCTAGACAAGTAAATAGCCCTGTACAAGGAACTTATGGATCAGGAGCTGCAGGTATAATACACGGTCCTTCTGCTAGAGTAGCAGGTGGTGGAGGTGGTGGAACTGCTATTGAAGTTATTCCTATGCCTACGGCTACAAACGTTCCTGTAACTGTTGGTAATGGTGGAGGTAATGTAGGAACAGGTAATGCACCTTATCGAGCAAACTCTGCTGCTGGTGTAGTTATTGTTGAATATTAATTGGAGTTATAAGAATGACTAAAAAAGCATTAGTTCACACATCTGACTATAGAGGAGAAGACGAAAGAGGTTATCGAGTATTAGAGGTTGTAGATGCAAATCAAACTTTTGAAACAGATACTTCTCTTTTATGGATAGATTGTGATAATACAGTTGAAACAGATTTAAATTGGTATGATCCTGTTACAGAATCTTTTAGACCTTTACCTGCAAAAATTCATCCTGAAACTGCAGGAGACTTAGCTAAAAATGATGAAGATCTTTTTATAGAAGACTATGAATGGGATTATACCACAGATAGTTGGAAAAAAATTCAGCTTTTAGATTAAAAGTAATTATAAATAGAAAGGATAATCGTGACCAACGATTTTGATAAAAATGGATATGTCCATTTAAAAGAATTTTTAGATCTAGATAATTGTAAAGAGTTAACAAATGTTTTAAAAGAATTAGTAAATCAAAAGAAAACAGAGCATGATGAACAATGTCCTAAATCGGAAGCTATTCATGGAACAAAAACATTTGATCAATTACTTGTAGATTTATTACCTCATTTTGAAAAAGCTTGTGGTAAAAAATTATATCCTACATACTCTTATGCTAGACTTTATTTACCTGGGGAAGAGTTAAAGAAACATACTGATAGACCTGCTTGTGAAATATCAGCAACAGTTACTTTAGGTTTTGAAGGTGATGTATGGTCTATCTACATGGCAGGTAACAAAGTAGATATGAATATAGGTGATGCTGTTCTTTATCGAGGTATGGATGTAGAACACTGGAGAGAAATATATACTGAAGGTCAATGGCAAGCTCAAGTATTTTTACACTATGTAGATGCCAATGGTCCTAATGCAGATCAAAAGTATGATGGTAGAGAAACTCTAGGTGTTTCTAAAACAGGTAAACCATATGACTATTTAACAGATTGTGCTGTATTTAAATCTCACCTTTCTGATAGTTTTTGTGAAAACATAATTAAAACTTATTCTGAAAAAGATATAAAAAAAGAACCACCACATATTGGTGAAGATACAGAATTAATTGATCTTAATATTCGTAATACAGAACGAGTATTACTTCCTCAAAATGTAGGTATTGGTGCTACATTAACATCAACTGGATTAAATGCTAATCATTATTGGTGGAAGTATGATATTACTCATTCTAATCAAACTGAGTTTTTAATTTATAAACCAGATGGACATTATACATCTCATGTAGATACATATCATCAACATTCTGATGATTGTAGAAAGCTTACAGCATTAGCTTTTCTTAATGATGATTATGAAGGTGGTAAATTTTATTTAAATGCTAATGGAATACCTTACTACCCTCCTCAAGAAAAAGGAACTGTATTAATATTTCCTAGTTATATGATACATGGTGTTGAACCTGTTACAAAAGGAATAAGATATAGTTGTGTAACATGGTTAGTAGGACCATATTTTAAATAAGGATAAATAATGGATCAATTTATAAAAGTATATGAAAAAGCTTTTAGTCCTGAGTTTTGTGATAAAACTATAAATTTTATAGATAATGCAGAAGCCAATGGATTCACTTTAAATAGACAAGATCATGATAAAGCTGAACAACTAGAGAAAGAGGATGAAGCTATATTTTTACCTGATTCTGAATTTCTTTTAAATCATACTAATAATGAACTTGTAGATACTTTTAATGCTGTATTTTGGGGAAAATGTTATAAAGAGTATGCAAAAGAATTTTCTATTTTAAATAATTTAGGTTCTCATAATAGTTATACTATGAAAATTCAAAAAACTAAACCAGGGCAGGGGTATCATACTTGGCATTGTGAGGCTTCAGACAGAACTATGTCAAATAGAATTCTTACATGGAGTGTTTATTTAAATGATGATTTTGAAGCAGGTGAAACAGAGTTTATTTATCAGCAATATAGATATAAACCAAGTAAAGGTGATTGTATAATATTTCCTGCATCTTATACACATACACACAGAGGAAACCCACCTATTGGTGGAGACAAATATATTATAACAGGATGGGTAGAATTTTAGTATGACTCCACATGAAGAACTAGTAGCACATGAAAGACTTTGTGCAGAGCGTTACGCTACAATACATAAACGTTTAGATCGTATTGAAAGTATGATTACTAAACTTATATGGACTATCCTAGCAGCTCTTATAGGTACATTACTTGCAGTAGTATCTAGTGCTAAGGCTGAAACTAGAACTATAATTGAACAACGAGGTATGCCAGTACCTACAGCTATAGCTCCTTCTATATCAGCATACTCTCAAGACTTATGTGTAGTACCTGTTACAGGTGCAGTATCTGGTGGTATTATATCTGTAGCAGGTGGTACAGCCGTTGAGGATGATGGATGCCAAAGACGTAAGTATGCAAAAGTTTTAAATGACTTAGGTCTTAAAGTAGCAGCCGTATCTGTTATGTGTGAAGATATTAAAGTATGGAATGCTATGGAATTATCAGGTAGTCCGTGCCCTATTGGTGGAGCTACTGGAGTAGCAGCTAGATCTGCATGGTATGACTTACATCCTGAAAGGTTTACTAAATTATATGGCAAGGAATTTGTTTTGGTTGTTCCTCTTAACATGGAGTAGTTATGGATATACTTGGTATTGTACGTATACACCTGACACAAATGGTTACATGGTTGAAGACTCACTTGAATGCTACGACATTGAAGAGTCCGTTGCTATATCTCAGTATTGGTGTGTTAACTATATGCCAGAAGATCCAATCTGTGGTAACTACACTACTTGTACGGATCAAACAGAGCAAAGATCAATTAGTTGTACAGATCCAAACACAAGTGGAATTATTAACCAAGCACGTTTCTACACATGTGCATCAGATTCGTGGACACCTTGGCAAACTACGTCAGAAACTTGTATCCCTAATCCCCCAACGTGTATTGAATCTGTTGAAGAAAGAACAGTAGAATGCGAACCTGGGTATCATGGATTATCAGTAGAGCAAAAACTTACGACATGCTCGACTCCATACTCGGAGCCAATCCACTCAGCTTGGACTATGATATCAACATCATGTACCCTAAAAGCAGCAGATCCAACAAACATAGAGAGCCCATTGAATCCAGTGTCTCCCATAAATTCGTTGGATCAAAACTCCGTAGATGTAACAGTCCAGAGTGTAGAGACTGTGCCAATGGATCAGAACCCTGTCGAACAAGAGAATGCTATGCCCACAACAGAGGTGGAAGTAAAAACAGAAGAGAAGCAAGAATCAACGCAAGAGCCTCAGTCGCCAGAAACAAAAGACAACGAAGAGGTAGTTCCAGGATTTGGAGTCGTGCTTATGTTGAACACTTTGGAAACATTGAATAATATTTATGAACAACCAGTTGACGACTTTATAGGACTATATCAGGATGACTATGCCCAAGACCAAAACATTCTCTTTAACTTTATCCAATCAGATGATATTGGGAATCGTTTTGACAGTATTGCCAATCATCGGTGGGATCAGTTACATGGGGATCACCCTTTACAACGATATGGTTTCGGTGATTGATTCATATGATGAGTCTAAGATTAAAGAGTTAGAATTAAAACTTAACAGTCAGCAAGGTCGTATTATAGAAATTATGGAACGTGCTATTGTAACACAAGAGAAAGCAAGTGATGCACTAGCATTAGCTAGAGAAGTAGCAGCAGAATCTAGAGGTAACCAACGAGAAGTAGAAGCTACATTATCTAGTGTAAGATCAGAAGTTAATGCAAACTTAGATGGTATACGTGCAGAGATGAAGGCACTACGTAAAGCATCTACTAATCCACTAGGAAACTAACATGGCTATACTAACACACTTAATACCTATAGCACTTGGCTTTTTTGCAAAGCTAATGGCTATTAAATCACAACAAGCTAATGATCAACAAAAACTTATGCTAGAAGCATTAGCAGCTAAGTCAGGAGAAATAGATAAAGCTCGTGACTATGCACTTAAAGAGTCACCTTTTGCTGCTTGGAATAGACGTATATTAATTTTAGTTATACTTGCATTAGTAGCTGTATATCCTTTAGCAGGAATCTTTGGTGTAGATACTGTAGTTAAAACTACATCAGAAGGTGTAAGTATACTAGGATTATTTAGTTTTGGAGGTGGAGAATCTTTTCATACAATTAAAGGTCTCTACAAGTTTGATGAAATCTTTCAGTGGGCTACTATGATTGTAGAGTTTTACTTTGGTGGACAGCTCGCTAAAGCTAACTAGGAGTTTACATGGCAACTACAAAAGATCCTAAATTAGTTAGAGCAGGAGTATCAGGTTATAACAAACCTAAACGTACTCCTAATCATCCTAAGAAATCACATGTAGTGGTAGCTAAGGTAGGAGATAAAACTAAACTAATACGCTTTGGTCAACAAGGTGTAAAGGGAGCAGGTAAGAATCCTACATCTGCTAAAGACAAAGCACGTAAGAAATCTTACTATGCTAGACACAATGCTCAGGACTCTAGCCCAGATAAGATGAGTGCTAGATACTGGAGTCATAAAGTCAAATGGTAGCTACTAAAAAGAAAAGCACAGTTAACAAAGCAGGTAACTATACTAAACCTACTATGCGTAAGAACTTATTTAATAAGATTAAAGCAGGGGGTAAAGGTGGTAAACCTGGTCAATGGTCAGCACGTAAAGCACAGATGTTGGCTAAACAATATAAAGAAAAAGGTGGAGGCTATAAGTAATGGAAAAGAAAAAATCTAGAGTACGTAATGTTAAACAACCCCCTAAGAAGGGTAACCCAGGTGCATTACTTGATAAGAATAAAAAGACTAAGAGTAATGGTTTAACTAAACAACAAAAGACTCTTCCACCTGCTCTACAGAAAAAGATTCTTAACTCTAAAAAGAAAAAGTAATGGCATTAGCTAAATCACAAAAGAGTTTAAAAGCTTGGACCAAACAGAAGTGGAGAACTTCTGATGGTACTAAGAGTGAAGGAAAGAAACGATACCTACCTGATGCAGCATGGAAAGCTTTAAGCCCTGCTGAAAAGAAAGCAACTAACGCAGCTAAAGCAAAAGGTAATGCTAAAGGTAAACAGTTTGTATCACAACCTAAAAGTATTAAAAAGAAAACGGCTAAATACAGAAAGATAAAATGAGTCAGATTGACCAAATCAGAGAAGCAGCAGAAAATGATCTGTTGACTTTTATACGACTAGTAGCACCTCATTTAATGTTAGGTGCAATTCACGAAGAGTTAATAGCTTGGTGGGCTAGGCAAGATGCTAAAGAAAACCAATTAGTATTACTTCCTCGTGGACACATGAAGTCAAAACTTATAGCTTATAGAACAGCATGGTGGTTAACTAAGCATCCTGAAACTACTATTCTATATGTATCAGCTACAGCAGACTTAGCAGAGAAACAGTTGTATGCTATTAAAAATATTATAGATAGTCCAATCTATCGTAGATATTGGAAAGACATGATACATGAAGAAGAAGGTAAGAGAGAAAAATGGGCTGTTGCTGAAATAGCAGTAGATCATCCAAGACGTAAACAGGAAGGAATCAGAGATGCTAGTGTTAAAGCAGTTGGGCTTACTAGTAATACTACTGGCTTCCATGCTGATGTTGTTGTGCTTGATGATATTGTTGTACCAGGTAATGCTTATAATGAAGAAGGACGAAGTAAAGTTGCTGCAGCTTACTCGCAACTGGCTTCCATTGAAAACCCTGGGGCTCTTGAGTGGGTTGTTGGGACTCGTTATCATCCTAGAGATATTTATGATACTATGGTAAATATGAAGGAACAGATCTTTGATGAAGATGGTGACCTTGAAACAGAAGACAATGTATATGAGCTATTTCAAAAGGTAGTAGAAACAGATGGTGAGTTTCTTTGGGCTAAACAAAAACGTAGTGATGGTAAATCGTTTGGCTTTGATGCAAAAGAGTTAGCTAGAATTAAAGCTAAGTATGTAGACATTACACAATTCTATGCTCAGTATTACAATGATCCTAATAACTCAGAAGCAGCTAATATAGATAATGACAGCTTTCAATATTATGATAGAGCTGTATTACAAAATAAAGAAGGAGACTGGTACATAAGAGATCGTAAGTTAAATGTCTTTGCAGCTATTGACTTTGCTTTCTCATTACGTAAACAAGCTGATAGTACAGCACTAGTTGTTGTAGGTGTAGATCACCAAGCTAATTA